GTTTCTAAGGAAACTACAACATGGACGAAAGTCAACAAGAAGTAATCCAAGCGGAAGTACCCGAAGTACCCGCGCCGGAACTGGAAGCTACGGCAGCCCCAGAACCCGAAGTAACAGATGCGCCGGAAGAAAAGCCAGTTGAACAGGTCGCCAAAGTATTCACACAAGAAGAATTGGATGCCGCGATTGGTAAACGTCTTGCAAGAGAACAGCGTAAGTGGGAAAGAGAACAGCGCCTAAAAGCCGAAGAAATGAAGCTCAAGGCAAGTGTTCCTGCTGAACTCCCGCCAGCCGACTCTTTGCCGCCTGAAGAATATGCCGAATTATTGGCTGAACGCAGGGCTGTAGAGTTAATCGAAAGGCGTGAACAAGCAAGAGCGCAGGCTGAACTCCTAGAGCAGTATCACGAAAAGGAAGAAGAAGCACGGACGAAGTATGATGACTTTGAACAAGTCGCTTACAACCCCAAGCTACCGATCACCGACGTGATGGCTCAGACGATTCAGGCATCCGACATAGGGCCAGAGATGGCATACTATCTAGGTAGTAACCCTAAGGAAGCCGAGCGTATTTCTCGTTTATCGCCATTTTTGCAGGCAAAAGAGATTGGAAAGATTGAAGCTAAATTAAGCGACAATCCACCAGTTAAAAAGACTTCAAACGCCCCGGCGCCTATTGCTCCGGTGACGGCACGAACTTCTAGTTCGCCTGCATTTGATACAACTGACCCTCGGTCGATTCAGTCGATGAGTACGTCACAGTGGATCGAAGCAGAACGCCAACGCCAGATCAAAAAGCTCGAGGCTATGAGAAACCGCTAAAACTTTTTGAAAGGCTATCATGGCAAACTCAATTTTAACCATTGACATGATTACTCGTAAGGCCCTTGAAATCCTTGAGAATAATCTTGTCCTAACACGTAACGTAAACCGTGCGTACGACGACAGCTTTGCTGTTGAAGGCGCCAAAATTGGTTCCACCCTGCGTATTCGTCTACCAGACCGCGCTTTGGTAACTGACGGTGCCGCCCTGCAAGTTCAGGACGACAACGAGCAGTTCACCACTTTGACTGTATCAAGCCAAAAGCACATTGGTGTTAACTTCACCACCGCTGAATTGACCATGCAGTTAGACGACTTCGCAGAGCGTGTTCTAAAGCCCCGTATCAGCCAATTGGCAGCTTCGATTGACGCTGACGTGGCTAACAGCTTTAAGAACATTTTCCAATCCGTTGGAACTCCTGGCATTACCCCCGCTACTTCTTTGGTTCTGTTGCAAGCTCAACAGAAGCTCAACGAAGCTGCTGCTGTAATGTCCCCACGCTATGCAACCGTTAACCCAGCCGCTAACGCTGGCTTAGTGGAAGGCATGAAGGGTCTTTTCAACCCAACCGATACCATCTCCAAGCAGTTTAAGAACGGCATGATGGGCATGGGTGTATTGGGCTTTGACGAGATCAACATGAGCCAATCCATTAAGCAGTTCACCACTGGTACCCGTAATGCAACTGGCACAACTGGCGCTGCTGTAACCACCGAAGGTTCTAACACAATCGTGTTGGCTGGTGTTGGTAACGCATTGACCATTAAGGCTGGTGACGTATTTACCGTTGCAGGTGTATTCTCTGTTAACCCACAAACCCGTGAGTCTACTGGTTCGCTCCAGCAGTTCGTTGTATTGGCTGACACAACTTCGTCCGCTGGCGGTGCAGCAACTGTTACCGTTAGCCCAGCGATGTATAGCGCAAGCCATGCACTCGCAACTGTTAACGCGTTGCCAGCTAACGGCGCAGTGACCACCTTCATCGGTGCAGCTAACAGCCAGTACCCACAAAACTTGGTATATCACAAAGATGCGATCACTTTTGCGACCGCTGACTTGTTGATGCCACAAGGTGTTGACATGGCTTCACGTCAAGTGCATAACGGCATTTCGATGCGTATTGTTCGCCAATACGACATCAACAATGACCGTCTACCATGCCGTATCGACGTGTTGTATGGCTACTCCGTGATTCGTCCTCAAATGGGCGTTCGCTTGTGGGGTTAAACCTAATCGCTCCCGCTTCGGCGGGGGCTTTTTAAATATTTGAAAGGAATTATTATGGCTCTCCCAAATGGTGCAGGTGGCTATCAACTAGGTGATGGTAATCTTAACGAACCCGTCCTTGGTTATTTAGCTGCTCCTACTACTGAAACT